GACATCGGTGAGATACATGGTGATGTTACCACACATCCAAAGCCTTTTTAGCACAGGCAAATTCGATTTTTAATTCCTATAATTCGGGAAAAAAATCTCCGCAATTTTTTGGTCAAATACCTTTTTTGGAACTATCTTGGGGATAATATCCTTAAGTTAGTTCCTTTTTTATGTCTAGAATTAATGTATTGGGAAGAATTGGTATATGTCATAATTTGCTTCATATCTTCAATTACAGTTTCTAACCAACTTGGTCGTAATACCCATATATTTCTTTTTTCTTCATTTTTCCCAATTTCCCATTCAAACCAAGTTACAGAATTTAGTAAATTACTGCCTGTAACGGTTTTATTCGTTCCTTGGTCTAAAAACTCAAAACTGAAGTTTTCGTCAACTATATTTCCTTTACTCATTACCATATTTCCGCTAGTATCACTTATTTTCTTAGTTTCGTAATGATGGACAGATCTTAGTTGATCGTCACTATACTTATTGAGCAAATAGTTGTTTAACTCAGTTTGACCAATAGGCCACTCTTCACGTACATTTAGTATATTATTGGATATTAGTATAATCCAGTCTAACCCAGAGTCACCATAAAGACGTTCTGCAACCTGATCTGGTCTAGTATCACCAATTACCGTAAATTTATCAAAAGAGGTGACATTTTGGAATAAGTCATCTCTTATTTTTGCACGTTTAAATAAGTTCTTAGATAATGTATAATCTAAGCTTGAATTGTGCTTATTATACGTTGGTAAGTGTATATTTGGGAATAAGTCGAAATAAGCCATTAGAATCCTACATCATCGGTATTTTCTTGGAAAGCATTTGCACCATTAGGAACTTGAAGGTCTCTTAGATCTGCAAATTGTTGATCATCGCCCCATACATCCTTCTCATAATGATCTTGGAATATAGGTGTTAATTCAGTAAAATCGCAAGTCATGTTACTTCTTACTGGCATAGCACCTGCATTTTCATCACTGTATGACATCCATGTGTTTTCAGGACTATAGTTTATTGCACATTTAGTCATAGCACATATCTTTATCATACCAACACCACCTATTCTGTCATTACCACTTCTAAAACGTATTCTGAATACGTCTGGAGTATCTATGAATAGTCTATTTCCACTATTTCTTGATGGAGACATACATTTCTTCAAGAACTTTTGAATCTGTCGTACTTCAGATGCTTCATCTGGATCATTTGGTGCAAATAAGAAGTTAAATGAGAAATTCCTTAACTTAGGACCATTGAATAGTAGTTCTAAATTAGGGTTTATTGCCTTACCAGTAGCACGTGTGATCATTTGTCCTGGATCTACATTTATACCAATACTACCTAGTGCAAATTGTGCTCCAAATGCACTTGCAAGCGTTTTGAAGTCTTCATTATTTCCTTGCCCATTCGTTAAACCAGATATTATATTTCTAGTGCTAGTTGCTCCAGCTGTAAGAAGGGCAAATGGATCTGTACCCTTTTGCCTAATTGTGTTTGTTGCACCTAAGAACGCAGCAGTAGTAAATGCATTAGCACTTTCATCACCCCACGAAATGCCGTTAGACATTTGTAATTCATTAGGTATTGGTAATTTAACTAAACCATGGTATTTTTGTATATTACTATTTCTAGGTAAACCTTTAGTTACACTTTTAACAAAAGTTTCTGCTCCCTTTTTTCCATCATGTTCTTTAAGGGTTGCCATCGCATCCCAGTTACCTTCAAGGACAGGAGCCAATTGCTCTTGAGGTGCTCTATACTTAAATGCTTCTATTATTATATGATCTTGTACATTAACATTGCTTTCATAAGCATTTAATGGATAACTTAAATTAGCTGCATTTTTAATAGATGGTACTTTTTTTACTTTACCCAAAGTAGTTTCTGTTTCTACATTAAGGTCTGTTTCAAAATTAGAATTAACGTTAACTGTTTTTGTTAGATCTAATCCTTCAGTTATAAGACTTGTTGATTTTTGACCATTCGGTAAATAGAAGCTTTCTATTGTTGGTACGTTAGCCCACAATTCTCCATTACCTGATATATCGGCTGCTTTTGCAACGTTAGTTATCCAAGGTTCTCCAGCCTGATTTACTCCTAATTTATGTACTGCTAGATCTTTAGCAAATTTTAATTTTGTAGCTTCATGATTTTTTACCAGTCCTTCTAGTGTAGGTCCTATAGGTTCCCAGCCAAAATAACCACTTCTTTTTTTAACTGAGACTATATTGAGGAAATTGTTACTATTTGGATTGGTATTGTATACTACGTTATACTTAGTTCCTTCTATAGTTACGTCAAAATTTTCTGAAGAACCAGCAGTAGGGAATGAAAATGATTTAACTTTATTACTCATTTCCACATACTCCTATTTGACACAGGAACTTCCGTTCCACGAAAAGTTCTTACGAAATCTTCTGTTGGTAGAGCAATTGCTAGTTCCCATTCTTCCATTGGAATATCCAGAAATGGTGATTCTACTTCCGATTTCAAGTATTTATGGAACCCACTGCTACCAAACATAAATCTATCCCATTCAGGATCGGCACTTTCCCTTAATCCATCTATTGTTTCTAATATATCCTTTCTTGCATTCATTGGATAATAATGTAAATTGCATCCATAAAAGAATCCACCAGCATCTATAGCAACGTATAGGCAAGGTGTTTTGTCATATACTATCTTATCTGCAAGTTTTGCCTTATACCTAAACATGACAAGATGTCCTATTTCAGGTGATGTGACAAGTTTTGAGTTTGGTAGGTTGCTAGTTAATTCCAAGTTCTTTTTCTGTTAGTACTTTAAAATCCCATCTTCTATCTTTACAATATTCTTCTGCTGCTTTCCATTTTGCCTGATTTTTGGCATATTCATATACTTCTGCAACATACCTTTTAGTTCTTCTTTGTTGTTTTTTTGGTGGATTTACTTGTTTTAGTGGTTTGATCTCAATTATACTTTCTAAGGTTTTACCCTTATTGTCAATGTATTTAATATAGAAGTCTGGAAAGTATCTGTGGTATTTTTCATCTATTGGTGATTTGTAACGTATTACATGCTCTTCAGATGCCCACTTTATTATATTCTTATTAGTATCGCAATATTTCATAAATTTTAGTTCCCACAAAGACCTAAAAACTATGTTTGTTGGATCACCCTTGTATTTTCTGGGTTTAGTTGGTCTAAACTTCCCACTATAAGCCATACATAGTATATAATGTTAGTCTTATTTAGACCAGATGGCTGGGAAGGAACTATTTGCTGGAGAAAGATTTAGAATACCTACCAATCAACTTTGGACAGTAGGTACTGAGTCTGGTGTAGTACCAGCATTTAATAATGTATATGATGTGTGGATAGATTTTAATAGTGCATTTAATGATAATGGCAATGATAACTCTTTAGCAGAGTTTATCAATACGTATGCTATGAATAGTAGTAATATGACAAAGAATCCTGGTGATTATTTGGCATTATTTTGCTCTGAAGCAGTATTACCATCAACTAATATAGAAGTCAGTTCAGTTAGGGGTCTTAGGCAGGGAATAGCACAGGGATATGCATCATATAGAACATTTCCTGATGTGACATTGACATTTTATTCTCAAAGGGATTACTTCACTAATGATGTTTTTAATGCATGGACTGAATATATTTCTCCAACACATACTCATGGTGCAACCAAATTTGGTGAAAGTACTAAGGAAAGAATGGATGATACTTTTGCATATAGGAGGATGAAATATCCCAAAACATATAAGTGTAATATGAAGATAACAGCGTTTACAAGGGATGTTGTGAGTAAGTGGGATAGATTATATAAGAATGGTTATGTAGAAGTCCCAAATAGTATTCAATATAATTTAATGAATGCATTTCCAGTTAGTGTTGTTGCTTCACCACTAGCATATGGGGATGCTGAGTTGCTTAAAACATCTGTTACCTTTAACTATGAGACATATTATACAGATAGAACGGGAGTTTTATATCATCAAGGTGAGTTACCTACAGGTGAAGTAACTATGACACTTATTCATGAGGATGGAACTAGACAAGTTATTGAATCTGATGAGAATGTAACTAGGTCAGTAGAGAAGACTGATACCAGAGATATAGAAAAATTGACTAATGGGTTATATAAAAAGAACGAAGATGGAGTTTATATAAATGTATTTGATGGAACACCGTATAATGGTAAGTAAGGGTAACTAAATAAAGCTACTGTAATGAATTGTTATGCCTTTACCGAAGGTTGTTACACCAACCTATGAACTGAAGTTACTATCTACAGGCAAGACATGTAAGTATCGACCATTCCTTGTTAA